AAGCGTAATTTCCTGATTGAAAAGCCCACTAACGAACACACGGCTGGTGCTACCAAAGGCTGTTGATTCGAGGGCTTCGGCCATGTTGGTGACCGTGGCGCTGGTGCATTGGTCGGTCAACGAAACGCTGTTGACCATTACGCCTGGGTTAGAAAGGTATGTCGAAGTTGCCATGGGGTTTAATCCTTCTTTGTGTGTGCTTTAGTTTTAGCAGATTTTGGGGTGGGCTTGTCGCTGGCTGGTTCGTCAGATTTGATAAATCCGTGAGCTAGTAACGCTTCAATGTTTGTGCCGGCACCAGGCACAAATTCTTCGCCTACTGTCCCGATACGTTCGCTAATGATTGTGTATTTCATAATCACCCTGTCTGTGCTTGCATGTCAATGGATAGGTCATATGCGGCAAAAGTTTGGCCACCAACGGGTATGTAACCAGGGCGCCCAGATTTCACGGCGACATTCTTTGCTAGGACTTGCGCACACATGCTTAAAACGTTGCGTAAGCCGTCCAAATTGCCTGGCCCTAGTGTTACTACTTTTACCGAAAAATTCATGGTAACGATGTTGTAGTTAAAGCAATCAAAACTGGGTGCGTCAATGAACACGCACGGTGGGTTAATCTTTTCAGGGTCAAACACCACACGCATGCCAGTAATAGTGGCAAGGGTTGTTGCTAGGTCGTCTATTGACTCATTGAACAGGTCGGTGTAGACAGTCATTATGCAACCGCAGGCCGTGGGATACCAGCCAATTGTTTGATTAACGGCGACAGCCCAGACACGGCGGCGGTGCCCATGTCGCTAAAACTTGCAAATTGGTCTATGGCGCCACGTTGCCTGTAAATCGAGCCGCCAAACATGATCGTGGCTAGCTCTACGTCACCGCTGGGGGCCGTGGTCAAAGAGTCCGTATACCCTGACTCTTGACGTCTACGAAAAATAAAGTTGTTGGCGCTTGAAGCACATTGAGCTAAGAAAGCGGTTTCGTCAACACTTGCCAAAGCAATGCCTAGCCAGGTGCCTATTTGTGTGCCGGTCACCCAGGTGCAAGTTTCCGTGTAGGTCAGGGTGCCTTGCGGTATTGCAGCTGAGCGGTCAAGGTTGTCGCCTGCGTCATAAAACAACACCTGATTAGGTATCGGGTAGTTGTAATCAAATGTCAGATCGCCAGTACTGGTTACGCCCGTGAACAAATATTCGGGTATGGCGTAAACATTGTGCGAACCGTTCAAACCGTGGCCTAAGCCAGCAAGCGTGAACGGTAAGCCCAAATTTAGTTCGGGTTCTGTCAATGTTTGAACCACAGCGTAATCATCTAAACGCTGGTGAAATATGACTTGATAAACAGCCATGGGCGGCTAACCGCCTTTCGACTAAGCCTGGGTGATCTTGCGAATCATGCTTGAGTTAGCAGCAAAGGTTGCGGCGTAACCGAACATTGACATGGTGCGTGAAATGGTGCTGGGGTTTTCAACCGAAAGCAGGCCACGATCTTGACGGTAAATTTCGTAGGCGTTGCTGTTGAAAATCACCATGGTCTTAGCGGCGAAGTTGTTATCAACGACAATTTGCAAACCAAGTGGGTTGGCGTTTTGGAAAGCGTTAATGCCACCGTTACCGATTGCGTTAAACGCATTCAGGCCACCGCCCGTGTAACCAAAAATCGGGCGCTTCTGGTCGTCGGTGAGCTGCATCATCAAGCCCCAGGTGGTTGGGTCGACAGCGATATGGGTTGGCAAGAAGTTGGTGGCGGCAACTGTGGTGACTGCGCAATCGTAGATTGACTTCAACAAGTCGGCCACGGTCAAGTCCCAAACGCCATCGGAAGAAGCTGCAGTGACGAGGTTGTCGCAAGCGAAGTTGTCGATTGCTCGCAGGTACTGGCCGGCAAGGTCTTGCATAATGACTGCCATAGCGGCTGGGTCGGTGAAGTCAACGGTCTGGTATGACAAGGTGGTCGCACCAGCGAAACTCTTTTTGGTGACGGTGTTGGCGGCAATCACGCTGGTGGTTGCTGACACTGCGTCAAATTGTGCGGCCTGCTCTGCAACAGTTGGGTGGGTTGTCCATGTTGGGCGGATGAACGTGGCACCAGTTCCGCCACCAGGCATTGCCCTTGTCCCGACGGCTGTCAACAGAGGGCTGATGTAGTTGATATCCGCAAAAACTGGGCCGAGCAACGGAAGGGGCACAATACCGCCCACATTGGTGCTGGTTACATCACCAGCTGCGGCTTCAATCGGTGACTTGTGGTAGGCACGGTAATCTTCCCAAACTTTGTTGGCGTTAGCGGCTTCGATACCGCCCTTGTGGATTGCGGCCATAAATTCAAAAGCATTGGGCAAACGTGGTTCACGCTTTGCTGTGGCAAAAATCGGTGCTGTAGGCACTACGGTTTCTTCAACAACTGCAGGGGTAATTTCCATTTTGGGTTCTTCCTTTGGTTCTTCGACTTGTTGCGCTTCGGCACTGACTTTAGTGATAGTACTACCTTCAAATGCGGCCGTGGGGACAAGGCTGATTTCTAACCAGTCAGCGGCTAGCACGGTCATGTTGCCTTCTTTGTCAAACGAAAATTCGGTGGGATTCACACCTACGGACAGTTCCATAACGCCATCAGCTGCTAACACCAAAGCTTCATTGCCTAGGTCTGTTGCACTAATTTTCATGGCCAGCAACATTTCTGTGCCGGTATCAACTCTTTCGGTTACTAAACCAATCGGCATACTGCTGTTGTGGTACATGTAAACACGGGGCTGGCGACCTTCAACGGGAAGACTGCCTGGTGCAAAGGAAACCGTAGTGCCATCAGAAACGGTTGCAAACGTGTTGTATTCGACTGCGACCCCAGTAATGGTTCGGCGTGGCAATCCGTCTGGGCCTGCGGCTTCAACAGCAAAAGTGTTGGCATTAAAAGTAATCATGTCGCTAGTTCCTCTTGTGTGTTTTCTTGTGGTTGTTGTTGTGGTTCGTACATTTCTGTACCTTCAGATTTTAAATAGTCTTCGTAGTCCCATTTAACATAGGTGCCACGGGGAAGTTGCTGGCTTAAGGCGCTTGTAATTGCTTTGGCATACATTGACAGCCCGAATGTCCAAAGATCGGACTTGGCGCTGTCGCTGTTTGTGTAGGCGTAACTACCTGTTGAAATACCCAACAAATACGGGGGTACATTGCACAAATTAGCGATTTGCTTACTTTGATATTCGGCGGCGTCAATCAACAGCATTTTGTCAGGTGTCGCATTGGTTTCTGTGTACGTCAAAAATTCGTTTAGTGCAGCTGTCTGATTGCTGGCCCGTGCCTGGTTAAACGCTTCAGCCAACTGTGCCAACTCAATCGCTGACAACGGTTCGCCACCAGTTTGCTTAAGTACGCCTGCCGGTATGGCGCTCGAAGCATTGCGGTACCTGGCATCTTCAAGTTTTAAGGCTGTCGCTATGGTTTGCTCGCTCATAAAGATCATGCCTTGGGTTGGGCTATAAATCTGAACAACATCGGCTGGGTCTATAGCGCCACCGTTAAAATAGATTTCTTTTGATTTTCCGAACCAGACGGGACCGTTAGCGTCGGGCGTGGTAATTGACCCTTGGGGTAATCTTGTGGCGCTAGCCATGTAACCGTCTTTTGTTCGACTTGTGATGTAAAGAAAGCAACGGCCAAAAAAGAAAAGGTCGTCAAATACCCACGGAAACAAGAAGTTATTTGGCATTTCAGGGTCAAGTTGTTTCAGCCAGGAACGTGGCGCCAGCGGTACGGTTTCCATTTCTTCACCGTTCCACATTTCGGTACACATCTTCAGTTCCATGTTCGCCAGCACTGAGGCCATAAGGTCACGGCTTCGACTGATAGCGGCAACCGACATTGCACGGTTACGCATAAGGCCAGCCTGATAAGACCACCAATCACCAATAAGGTTAGGGCCAGCAACTTGCGAACTGTAATAGGCACCGCCAACCGCAGCTGCTTGAACAGACGGTTCAGGCTGAGGGCTTATTGCCGCTTTGTTAACTTTGGTACCGCTAAACAATCCCA